ATGGATACCCTGCTATACTACGTGTATTGATTCATTAATTGAAAGGGAATTTATGTCTACTATTCGTGTTGTTCGTGGTGAGTATCGCAATATGCCTGTGATGAACGAAACTTTTACACTTGTCAAAGGTTATCAGACAGGTGCAAAAGGTGGTTATGTGACAGTAAAAAATGAGGGACATTTCCCCGTAGGCGGTGAAGATGTTCGGGTCAAAGTGTCCGACATTCATCAAATTGAATTTATAGATGGAGAAAACGTAATGGCAGATGCTATTCAATTTACAGCAAAACAATCTAAGACTCCAGTAGTCAAAGAATCTGACGAGGAAGCAATGAACCGTATTGCTACCCGCTTTCAAGTGCTTGATGAAATGTCACAAGCGGCTATCAACGGTGATATCCGTGCAATGATTGTGTCAGGTCCCCCGGGAGTTGGTAAGTCATACGGTGTTGAATTGCAACTTGAAAAATCAAGTCTTTTTGACAAGCTTGCCGGTAAGCGTGTTCGCTATGAAGTTATCAAAGGTGCAATGACTGCACTTGGATTGTACGCACAATTGTATAAGTACTCGGATCGCAAAAACGTGTTAGTGTTTGATGATTGTGATAGCGTGTTTGCCGATGACTTGTCATTGAACATTCTGAAGGCTGCATTGGACTCAGGTAAGCGTAGACGCATTTGCTGGAATAGTGATTCTAGTTTGTTACGCCGTGAAGGTATCCCTGACAGTTTTGACTTCAACGGTACTGCTATTTTCATTACAAACTTGAAGTTTGAAAATGTGAAAAGCAAGAAATTGCAAGATCACTTAGAGGCTTTGCAAAGTCGCTGTCACTTTCTTGACCTGACTATTGATAGTGAGCGTGACAAAATGTTGCGTATCAAGCAGGTTCATCGTGATGCTGACGGTGGTTTGTTCAAAGACTATGACTTTGAAAACGGTGAAAGCGAAATGATTATTGAATTCATGTTTGAGAATCAAAGTCGTTTGCGTGAATTGAGTATGCGTATGTGTCTGAAAATTGCAGACCTAGTAAAGATTAGTCCTAGCAATTGGAGAGCTTTGACTGCTAGTACTTGTATGAAATCTGCTTGATTTACCCTTTCATCAAGCAGTTAAGAGGGGCTTACGTGCCCCTCTTATTTCCATATGCGTTGTGGACCTTAAAGAAAAATGATATAATATACAAATGAGATCCTGCAAATTAATTATTAAAGACGAGGTCAATGTTAAAATCGAAGGCTTAGAGTTAGCCGAACGTAAAGCATTGATGAAGAAATTTGAATATGAAAAGCCCGGAGCACGTTATCTGCCGAGTGTCCGGCTAGGTCGTTGGAACGGTAAAATCAGTTTCTTTAGTCTAGGTGGTAGTAGCTATGTAAACTTGCTTCCTGAAATTCTTCCTGTACTTGACATGGCAGGATATGATATCGAATTGCAAGACTTGCGTGAGTACAATACTACATTCACATTTAACCCTATCAAAGAAGATACATTCAGTCAATATACTTGGCCAAAAGGTCATACTAAAGAAGGTGAGTCAATAATCTTCCGTGACTATCAAGTAAAGATTGTCAATGATTTTTTAGCGAACCCTCAAGCACTACAAGAAATTGCAACAGGCGCAGGTAAAACATTAATCACAGCCGCATTGAGTTATAGTGTACAGAACTATGGTCGTAGTATTGTTATCGTCCCTAACAAAAGTCTTGTTGTACAAACCGAAGCCGATTACATTAATTTAGGATTAGATGTTGGTGTATACTTTGGTGACAGAAAAGAGTTTGGCAAGACACATACAATTTGTACATGGCAAAGTCTTAACAACATGCTTAAGAAAACAAAAGCAGATGAGGCAGAAGTCCCGATTGGTGAGTTTTTAGAAGGTGTTGTCTGTGTCATGGTTGACGAGGTTCACATGGCTAAGGCTGATGCATTGAAAGAGTTATTAACCGGAGTCATGGCAAACATTCCAATTCGGTGGGGCTTGACTGGAACGATTCCTAAAGCAATCTTTGAGGCACAAGCAATTTATGTTAGTCTAGGTAATGTCATCAATAAGCTAAGTGCAAGTGAATTACAGGATCGTGGTGTATTAGCACAATGTCATGTGAACATTGTGCAATTACAAGACAGTGTAGACTTTAGTAATTATCAAAGTGAACTAAAACATTTATTAGAAGATACCAAAAGATTAGATACCATGGCTCAACTGATACTAAATATTAAGGAATCGGGTAACACGCTAGTCCTAGTAGATAGAGTAAATGCAGGTAAAGAATTAATAAGCAGATTACCCGATGCTGTGTTTGTATCAGGTGGTACAAACATGACTGAACGTAAAGAGGAATATGATGAAATTGCCACCAGTACAAACAAAATCATTGTCGCAACCTACGGGGTGGCGGCGGTTGGTATCAACATACCACGAATATTCAACCTTGTTCTTATTGAACCTGGCAAGAGTTTTGTTAGAGTCATCCAGAGTATTGGTAGAGGTATTAGAAAAGCGGATGACAAAGATTTCGTCCAAATATGGGACCTCACAAGCTCCTGCAAATTTGCCAAAAGACATTTAACCCAACGCAAGACTTTCTATAAAGAGGCTAATTACCCTTTCGCTATAGAAAAGTTGACATACAAGTAAAAGGATGTTATAATACATTATGAAAATTCTCACACTTGACAACGAAACATATAATCTTGAAACATTACCGGAAGAAATAGATGATTTACGATTTGCAATTCTTGATAATAGTAATCCTTCTAACGTTGATTATCATTACATCCCGTTAATCTTTTTAGAGAGTTTTAACAGCGCCGCATTAGTGTTACGCATAGGAACTGAAACAATTAAAATGCCGGTTGATTGGCAAATATTAATTGGTGAACCTGAGATAGGTGACTTAGAAACACTTCCTTTAACAAGTATCAATGACAGAGGATTCAAAGTATTTGAATTCAATCCATTGACTAGTTTCAAGCCAAGCTTCTTAGACATTGAGATACTAGATATATACCATGACGTAACTTGGTATGCACCTAGACTAAAGAACGGACAGTTTCTATGTATCCCAATTGAAGATGGACATAAACCCCGTTGTGTTTATTTTGTAAAAGAAGTTAGTAGAAATTGTGAGATTGTAGATTATAGTCAGGCGTTCTAATGGCAACAAAGAAGTCAACTCCAGCAGATGAAAAGTTTGATAGCATAGACTTTGACTTGTTCGAGGCTATTACTGCATTAGACAAGAAAGACTATGGTTATTACGATAGATTGACCCCTGAACAAAAGAAAAAGTTCACACCCTATATGATGATTCATTGGATGAGTGCAGTCAAGGGAGACGGTATGTTGCAAAGTTACTATCTACAAAGCACTAATTTAAATGCAAACGTACACATGCTAGATGGCACTGTTTCAGGTCATCCTAAACTACAATGGTTAATGTTATGTGCGGCTAGTCCTGGCATGGGCAAGCAGTTCCATCAATGGATACCCCATTTATCAAACAAAGTATCACAATTAAAAGAAGTCCCCAAAGAAAAAGATGTAGCAGAATACTACGCTAAGATTTATCCTAAGTCAGGTGATACGGATCGCAAAGCATTAGCAGGTGTGTTTGTTGACACACAAAAGACAAAAGTTTATCTAGCAAAGAAATTCCCTCAATTAAAGATTGAGGACATTGAAACACTATCACAGATTGTTACCAATGAAGATATTAAGCAGTACGAAAAAGACAACGGCAACTGATCCAGCAAATAGTTGCGAGTTTTGCAAACGTAGTTTCATTAAAGAAACTACATTGCTTAAGCATATCTGTGAATACAAACATCGTTGGTTAGAACGAGATAAGCATGGTAATCGAATGGGCTTTCAAAGCTGGTTACAATTCTACACTAGACATAGCACAAGTAAAAAGCCAAGACTGTATGAGGACTTTATCAAAAGTGCATACTATACAGCATTTGCTAAGTTCGGTAGTTATTGTGTAGAGGTAAATGTATTGAATGTCCCGAGATATGTTGATTATCTATTGAAAGAAAACATTAAGATTGATACATGGGCAACAGATACAAACTATAACAAGTTTTTGATTGAATATTTGTCAATGGAAGATCCATTAGATGCAGTACATCGTAGTGCTGAGACATGCTTGGAAATGTCAACAATACAAAGCATTGAACCAAATGATGTATTGCGTTATGGTAATCGTAACAAGATACTATATGCAATTACAACAGGTAAAATTAGCCCATGGGTATTGTATCAAAGTGAAAGCGGTGTTAAACTGTTAGATGAATTGTCGCCAGACCAATTGAAAATAGTGTATGACTATATTAATCCAGTTAAGTGGGCAATGAAGTTTGCTAAAGATGCAGAGAAAGTCAACGAAGTTAAAAATTTATTGAAAGAGTTAAGGTGGTAGTATGGCAGACATTATGATTGACATTGAAAGTTTAGATACAAAACCTGATTGTGTCATATTAACTATCGGTGCAGTATTATTTGACCCTAGAGGTTCTGGTATATTAGATAAGATTGAATTACGTCCTACAATTGAGGATCAAACAGAAATCTATAATCGTAGTATCAATGAAGATACATTACGTTGGTGGGGTACACAAAGTGAGGCGGCACAAGAAGAAGCCCTAGGTGATCGTGACAGAATGTCATTCAAAGAGTGTATGGAGAAGTTATATAAATTCTGTTGGAATCAAGGTAAACCATGGAGTCATGGTGCACCATTTGATATTGTAGTTATGGAACATGCTTGGAGACAACATGGTCAGTTAGCACCCTGGCCCTATTATAACGTAAGAGATACACGTACACTGTTTGATATTGCAGGTGTTAGTCTTAAAGACGGTGGACATGTGACCACACACAAAGCAGTTGAAGATGCTGAAAGACAGGCTATTGTCGTACAACAAGCATACGTGAAATTAATGAAAGCAGGATTGGTTCAGCCACGATGAACTTTGATATTGACATTGACTTTGGTGATCGTAGTAAGATATTAGAACATATCAAGTACACGCCTGCGGCAATGCGTAAAGTAAATCCAATGCGTAAACACAACACAGGTGTTCATGTTACTGAAGTGCCCTACGATGCAATAAATGACATGGCTAACATTGATTATGCTGATGCAGAAGATAGAGGATATCTTAAATTAGACTTACTCAATGTTCACGTTTACAGTCAAATACAAAGTGAAATAGAATTAATTGACTTAATGGTAGATCCTAATTGGAAGCTATTACGTAACCAAGAGTTTGTAAGTAAATTAGTGCATTTGAGCAATCATTATAATAGCATGTTGAAGATGCCGGAACCAATAGATAGTATCCCTAGACTTGCTATGATGTTAGCAATTATCCGTCCCGCAAAGAAACATTTGATTGGTCAGACTTGGAAAGAAGTAAGTGAAAGTGTATGGGAAAAGAATGATGAGGGATATAGTTTTAAGAAAGCACATGCAATTGGTTATGCTTGGCTAGTAGCAGTTCACATGAATTTGTTAGAGAAAGAAATTAGTACAAGCGTTTGACTAATGTGATGCTACGTCTTTTAGATTTTCTACGTCCTAGTTCACTCATACTGCAAACTGGACCGTGAATTATAGTGAGACTTTTATTATTGAATGTACGTAAATAGGGTTTAAATATCGTCCATTCATCTTTGAGAAACATATTAATAGGTATCAATCTATTACTTTCCCACCACCATATATCACCTAGTTCTAAGAATTTTTCACGTAATTCACTGTGAATTATAGCTCCGTAATCATAGATAGTGGTGACAATATCATCCCTGTTTTGAATGATTCCAACATAGTCCTGATTACTGTAGGAGCATACGGTGATGAAGGGGTGATTTTCGCTTAGATTTTTGAAGAAGTCAGTTTGCATTATATGTTGTGTCTCGGATATTTATCTGGGCATATTTACCATAATATTTTTATATTTAGGTCGTCATAAATACTACAAAGGACCAAACACCGTGTATTCAACATCCGTTTATTTTTACATCCCTAGAGAAACAATAGTGATGATGTCCGGCAATTCAATTAGGAGATATCAAACCGTGTACGCAAAAACCTTAAAATTACATAAGGGAGTTGA